CCAGGGCCAGAAGCTCGATTAGCATGTCGCAGCACTTCTCGTCTGCGAGCACTGGCGGGAGATGCTTGCACATGATTCGCCATGCGCCGCTCGAATCGCCGCCGAGGTTGCCCATCTCCTCGAGCATCGCGCCGAGGTGGCCGTTGGCGTCCATCCTGTCGACCAGCTCCATCGCAAGCCCCATGATTGCGAGCGAGCGCCTTCCCTTGATGTCCGACAGCTTCATGCGTCCTCCCCTTCCCCTAGTTGCCGCCGCTGGTAGGCTCGGCGGTGCCAGTCTTGACGTACACCTCGAACGGCACGTTGTCGATGTTCTCCAGGTCGTAGTGCGCGGTGAACTCGAACGCGAAGTCGGCCTTGCCGTTGTCGTTCGACTGGATGGAGAACCCGCCAGTGTTCAGCGCGTCGATGACGTGGATTGCCATGAACCCGCCGTTGGTGTTGCCGGTCTTGTCCGAGTAGTCGCCGACCCACCAGATGTTGTCGAAGTCTGCCTGGAGCAGGTCGGCGCGCGGGGTTATCTTGCTCACGCCGCTCGTCACGGTCTTGTCGGCTGCCCCCACGAGGCGATTGGCGACGTCGGCGCTGGCCGTCTTCGCGGTGCCGCTCAGCGTGATGGTGTAGTAGTCGAGCACCTTGAGCTGCTTGGTGTTCGCGGGAACGTTGTCGATGTCCTCGCCGAAGTCCAGGTACTCGGGGACGGCGGTGAAGGACACGCCGCCAGACGTGGCGGCGAAAATCTTGGTCTTGTCGAGCGTGCCCGTTGCGGGCGCGAACTCGGTCAGCAGCACGCCCGCGTTGAGCTGAAGCTCCTGGAACGCGGTTGCCGAAACCTGGGTGAATTTCATATCTGCCTCCTAGATTACGAGGTACTCGACGCTCATGTTCAGGTAGCGCCGCTTCACTTTCTCGTCGCCGTCGAAGCGCACCGACTGCGCCCACGGCGCTCCCTTCCGAATCCACAGCATCCCGCCGTCGCATGGGACGTTCACGCCGCCGATTCCTATGGCCTCGGAGATTTCCCTGACCTTGGCGTTCGGCGCTGCCTCGCTGTCGGTCCTGTACCACACGTTGACCGACATGCTCGCCAGCGGGTCCATCCAGTCGCCCACGACCAGGTCGTAGGTGATGTACGGGTACTCGGCGTCACTCGGAGTCGATGTCGCGGCGTATGCGGGGATGCCGAAGCCCGCCATGAAGCCGTGCAGCGCCGCCTCGGGCGTCATTCGTCGCCGTCCTTCGGCAGCTGCCAGGACTCCGCCTGGTACTGGTTGAACTCGAAGCTCGCCACGTCAGGCGTGCTGTCGTTGACCTTGGTCACGCGGAACAGCGCGCCGTCCTCCTCGCGTCTAAAGGCGTCGTGGAAGGCGAGCACCGCGTTGGCGTCCGTCGTCACGGTGTATATCCCCGTGACGCCCTGCGCCTCGGCGACGCGCCCGCCCGTGGTCGAGTCGAGCACCACAGCCGCCTCGAACGTCGGGCCGTCGACCCACGACGTGAGCCAGCCCCCCTCGCCGTCGGGAACCCTCCTCCGCTCTATGAGCGTGCAGGTTTTCTTGAAAGAGTCGAAAAGACGCACTCTGGACCCCCTAGACCCAGTCTCGCGACAGTTTGCGGTACGGCCTGAGCCTGGCCCCGAACTGGAGCTGCCAGGCCGCAGCGGGCGTCTCGTTGCCCTGCGCGCCGCCCGTCGCCTTGGTGTAGCTGTAGCCGCCGAAGCTCTCCGACTGGTACGGCCCGCCGATTGCCTTCGCGTTGTCGTCGCACCACGCCTCTATCTCCTCGGCAAGCTCCACGAGCGGGCGCGGGATTGCCAGGAGCCATGCGCGCCCGTCGAACTCCTCATCTGCAAGGTCCTCCAGCGGGCAGAGGTGCAGTCCGTCGTTCAGCGCCGACCCCTCGAGCCAGATGTACTGACCCTCCAGCGCGCCAGGCACGTCGAGCGCCCCGCCGTCGATGGCGAAGCTGCCCGACACGCACGAGCGCTCGAATCGGTTGTTGACGTATCGCAGCACCTCTTCAAGCATCTAGCCCTCCTGGTCCGTCCTGTGGGCCGACTTGCCAGCCGCCGTACCCCTTTTGCGGGTGGCGGGCTTCCTGGCCGCAGACGCCGTCTCCTTGGCTCTGGCGGCGGTTCCGACGGCCTCCGCCATGACGCCGTAGCGCCCCGAGTTGATTTCGGCCAGGCGGGAGGCCGTGGCCTCCCACTCGTCGCCGACCCTGCGCAGCGGCTTGCCCTTGGCGGATAGGTCGCGGAACTCCCGCGTGCAGCGGATTCTCATTGCTCTGCCTAGGCGCCAGGCGTCTCGGTCACGGTCGCCACGTGCAGCGACTCGGGCGAGAACAGCAGCGGCATGTAGAGCGCGCTGGCCTTGGTCCAGATGACCGACGGGTCCTTCTCCGCCCATTGCGTGATGTACACGTAGGGCGACACGTCGGACTGGCCGACCTGCGCGAAGTTGGCGATTTCGACCTCGGGCGGGGCGCCCCACAGGCCAGCGCCAAGGCGCATGCCGTTGACGCTGCCGAAGAACGACACCTTGGCCTTCGGGAAGTAGCGGTGCTTCACGGGCACGGGTCGGCCCGTGGTAGCGTCGATGTTCCACTTCTCGGAGTACTGGAGGTCGTCGACGATGATTTGGCTGATGCCGAACTCGTCGGCGAGCAGGGCCTCGAGTGCGGAGTTGCGCACGAGCACGCCTGCGGCGGCGGTGCCGTTGATTGCCTTCTGGATGCCGCTGTTCTTGCGCAGCTGGCTCAGGAAGGTGCGGCTGCACACCATGCCAGTCAGCTCGGTGCCCTGGTCGGCGGCGGCGTCGATGATGTCCTGAATCTGGGACAGCACGTCGGTCGTGGCGCCATTGCCCACGTCGATGGTGTGGGCCAGGTTCGCGGCGGGCACGCCGTAGTCCACGGTCAGGTCCATGCCGTTCTCCTTGATGGTCACCTGGCCCGTAGCCATCAGCTCGGCGCGGGCTACCTTGGCGCGGGTCACTACCGCGTCGGCGACCTCGGACACGTCGCCCTCCATCACGAGGCGGTACAGCTGCTCCTCGTCGCGGATGCCTCGGTGGATGAGCTGGCGCAGCAGCTCGGAGGTGTTGCGCTTCGCCTTGATGAGGCCCTTCTCGATGTTGTGCTCGTCGATGGGCGCGTGCTCGATTTTCTGCGAGATGGTGTCGAACGCGTGGAACTCGGCCATCTGGGAAATCTGGTACTGGTTCGCCACCGTGTACCACTCGGCCACCAGGTTGTCGGTCTGGATGTCGTCGAACAGGCCCTCGAGCGGGTCGTTCGGGCGGCTCACGATTTGGCCTGCGTCGAGCAGGTCGGCGGGACGGGCGAGGCCCATGACGTTGTTCAGGAATTTAGCCATTGCTTGCCTCCTTCTATGCCGCGCTCGTCACGTCGGTGGAACCGCCCGCGACCGCCTGGCCGTTCGCATCCTTGACAGCCACCGTAATCTTGTGGCCCGTGGTTGCGGTGACGTCGTCGGTGCCGTTCCACGCGGTCCATGCGGAAACGTCGTCGGCGAGCTTGACCGCAGGTGCCGTGGTGGCGTGTGTCTTGTACACGTAAGACTGGCCGTTCGCCAGGTCATGCCCAGTGACGGTCAGCTTGGTCTTGCCAGAAGCGGAACCAGCCGCAGAAGCGACGGAAAGGCTGTCGAATACGGCGAAGATTGCGGGACGCACGATATTCGGGGCCGTGACGACCTTGATTTCGGTAAGCGCAGTTGCAGCGTCCTGGGTCAGTGCTGCGGGCAGCTTGTCGCCGTAGATGACGCCTGCGGTCACGATGGAACCAGGGGCAGCGCCCTTGGTCACGTCGATGTCCTCGTACAGGATGCCCTTTGCTGTTGCGCCGTTAGCGGGGATGACCGCTCCTGCGGGGACGTACTTGCTGCCGTCCTCCAGGGTCTTGACCAGCGCGTGGTCTGCAGGCACCGTGGCGCTCACTCGCGTGCACCCCTCGTCGTCTGCGAGGAAGTGCCCAGCGGTGAACCCGATGCCGTTGGAAGAACCTGCGAATGCCATGTTCTCTCCTTACTGTTCGGTGTTCTCTGCCTTGCCGTACAGCCGCTCGTGTCGGGCCTTGAGCGATGCCTGGATTGCGGGGTCTGGACCGTCCTCGGACGGCTCAGACTTCGGCGGCGTGGGCACGTTCTGCCCGCGCACCCCCGTCGACTTCGGGATGAACTCGGCCCATTCCTCGGCCTCGCTGGCCTTCAGGTCGTCGTAGCCCGCGAGCTTGCCGTCCTCGACGGTCAGCTCGTCCAGCGGCTTGAGACGCGCGGCCTTGTCCACCCGCTTCTCGTCCAGGCCGATTTCGCGGAGAAGCCCCTTGTACAGCTCCAGCTTCTCGGCGTTCGCGCGGTCGGATTCGACCTTGCCCTTGAAGGACTCGTACTCCTCCTCGAGCGTGGTCTTCTCGCCCCTCAGCTTGTCCAGGTCGCCCTGGAGCCTGTCCGCGTCCGCCTTCGCCTGGTTGTACTTGGCCTCCCACTCGTCGCCCTCGTCAGCGGCCTTCAGCGCCTCGACTTGCTGCTCGAGGCCTGGCACCTTCGCAGCCTGCTCCCGCAGTTCCTCGGCCTTCGCCCGCTCCTCCTCCACCTTCGCCTTCAGTCCGTCGGTCGATTCGGTGTGGGCCTCGATAATCTGGTCGATTTTCTCTGACTCGATTCCCATCGCGGCAAGCATCTTGCGTGTGAGTGCCATCCATGCTCCTTTTCCTCGGCGCGCATTCCCTCGCGCGTTTGCACTCCCACCATTGTCCGCCTGGCGTCACAGGTTGGCCCTGAGGCGCCCCTTGGCGTACTGCTCTATGACGGCTATCGCCTCCTCGGCCCCCCAGCAGACGGTCGCCATGTAGCCGTTGCGCTCGAGCGTCGACAGCCACTTCATCTGCTCGTCGGTCGGCTTGTTCCTGCCGAACTTCATCTCGACGAAAAGCCCGTGGTAGCCGCCCCTCGCGATGGGGATGCATAGGTCGGGCACCCCCGCCTTGACGCCCTCCGCCTTGAGGCGCGCCGCCTCGGCCTTGCCCCTCAGCCCGCCGTTCGAGCTACGGCACGGCAAACATCGGGATGTGCATAACTGCGCAATAATCGGCGACAGCCACTTGCTCGTCGTGTTCGCTCATGCCTTCACCACCTCCTTCGTCAGCGCGTCGCCAACGCTCCATCCGAGAACGTCGATTCGGCGCGTGATTGTCTCCCGCCTTATCCCCGTCTCCTTCGCCCATTCGCTGATGCACATGCTCTTTCCGTCATGGGTCAGGATTCGGTTCCTTCTCGTGTTGAGCATCTGTTCCTGATGCGTCACCCATCGGCAGTTCGACGGCTCGTAATCGCCGTTTACGTCTATCCTGTCGATTGTCAGCTCTGCCGAATAGCCGTTATCGTCGGCCCATTTCTTGAACGCCATGAAGTCTTCGCGCCATTCGCTGCAGACGCTTATCCCCCGCCCGCCATATAGACTGTAGAACCTGAAGTGCGGGTTGTAGCACCTTTGGAGCATCCCATAATAGGTGTTGTACAGCCTTGTCTTGCTTTGCCCGTGAGTCGTGTTCCGCTCGGTCATGAGCGAACGCTGAACATCGCGCTTATAGCACCCGCAGCTCTTGGCGTGGCCGGATTTCAGGCCATCCGCTCTCACCGTTGCCATCGAACCGCACTCGCACATGCATTTCGCGTATAGCCTCCTGCCGCGTTTGAAGACATCGATGACGGTAAGCCTGCCGTAAACGTCGCCTTTTTCCATGGTTCCCCCTTTCGGGGTAAATCATGCGGCACGTGTCACAGGTCTGCTCCACGCGCACCAGTCGACCACGGCCACCTGCTCGTCGTGTTCGCTCATCTCCGCCCCCTTCTGGGCGCGCGAGGCGCCCGCTGCAGCCCGATTGGATGCAGATAATGTATTTGCTTGTTCACAGCAGCAACGCACGATAGGCGTAGCCTGGAAGGCGCTGGGCATGAAAAAAGGCGGGGCATTGCCCCGCCGCGTTGATGGTGCACGGTGCGGGATTCGAACCCGCTCCCAACGGATTATGGGTCCGCTGCTCGACCGTCGAGCTGCCCGTGCGCGGTGCACGCTCTTTCGGGCGGCGTGCGCTCGCCGATTCGCTAGGCGCGCTTCTTCTTGCGGCCAGGCTTGCGCGGCCCGTCCTGGATTCGGGTCGCCACGCTCTCGGCGCTGACCCACACGCGACCGTCGGCCCTGATGCATGATAGCACGCCCTCGCCCACGAGTTCGCGCACGCGGGCGTCCGTCACCCCGAGGGCAGCCGCCGCCTCGTTGACGCTCATGTGCCCGTCTGGCGGCTGAGGGCGCCTGCCAGCCTTGCCGTGGTATCCAGGCTCCTTGAAGTCTGGGTTGCCTGGCCCTGGGTTGCTCCTGATGCGGCGCTCCACGCTCTCCGCCGACACGGCGTACGCCTTGCCGAACCTCACCGCGTCGAGCACCCCGTCGCGTATGAGCGCGTTGACGCGCCCAGTCGTCACGCCGAGCGCGTCTGCCGCCTGCCTTGTCGTCACGTATCCTTCCATATCCCTCCTATCCTCTTATGGTCTCTAGCTCGCCTCGACAACTGCCAGCGTGTCGAAGTACCTCACGTCGTCGACCCTGTACTCGCCCCATTCGGATTCGGGGAGGAGTTCGGACCTCATGTGCCCGCTCCACCCGCCGCTCGGGTCGTAGAGCACCTCCACCTTCATCTCG